GTTTATGCGGATGGTAAAACGAACCGGGGTTAAGGATGAGCTTAAAAAGGTTGCTAAGAGTATGCCGAAAAAAGAGAAAAAGCCACAATTGAAAGTTGTTGAAGAAGGTGATGATAATTCTCCGGAACTGATTGTTCAAGAAGCGCCATCCCAGGCAGAGGTGGGCATAGATTTGGCTTTTTCAGTGATGGAGATTTTTGCGAACCAGAAAGCTGAAAAGGAAATTTATGCTTTCATTGCCCGGCCCTTCCAATGTACCCCGGAAGAAGTGGCCGAAAATGATCTGATGGATACCATCGAAAAACTGAAAGATGTGGCTGATGCCCAGAAGTGGGCGTCTTTTTTCAAGTCAGCAACTCAGTAGATGTTACTGACATTGAGGAGTTGCTCCTAAGACGATATAACAACATCGACTATATTTTAAAAATGGATATCGATAGCGGTCTCACATTTATTCACAAAGCCTTTGAAAAAGAAGAGGATGCGAAATTGTGGGACCGCTATTTAGTTGATTACCGGAATATGGGGCCAGAGAACTTTATCACCTTTGATGCTTATAAAAATCTGGCGTTAAGTGGAAGTATCAAACCGAGAGCCGCCCCAAAAAGCAAACAGGAAACCATCAACGAAATCAATGAAAAGGTTGAAAAGATCATCAATTTAACCCTGAAAGGGGGTGATGATCATGGCGTTTGAGATCTTTAAACTGTTTGGTTCGATTTTTGTTGATACCAGCGAAGCCAATAACGAGATGGATCGGGCTGGAAATAATGCCGAGATCTTGGGTAAGAAGTTTGGTGCCGTTGCTGATAAGGCTGATAGTATCAAAAATGGTCTTAACTCAGCCGGAGAAGGGTTTTCAAAATATGTAACTGCTCCGATTGTAGCGCTGGGGGCTGCCAGTGTGGTGGCCTTTAATGCGGTTGATGATGGCATGGATGTAATGATTAAGGCAACCGGAGCTACGGGCGATGCTGCCAGTGGCCTGGAGAAGGTCTTTAAAAATGTATCGGGTTCGGTCATTGGGAGTTTTGACGATGTCGGTGGTGCCATTGGAGAGATTAATACTCGTTTCGGAACAACAGGCGAAGGCCTGGAAACTATGAGTAAAGACTTCCTGAAATTTGCTGAGATCACAGGGGTAGATGCAACCCAGGGTGTAGCGTTGGTATCCAGAGCAATGAGCGATGCGGGTATCAATACGGAGGAGTATAAATCAGTCCTTGATCAATTGTCTGCAGCAAGCCAGGCATCGGGTATTTCGGTTGAAGCATTAACTGAAAACCTGACAAAATACGGTGCACCGATGCGAGCCCTTGGTTTTGATACCCAGGAAAGTATTGCTATATTTGCAGGCTGGGAAAAGGCCGGGGTTAATACAGAGATCGCATTCAGTGGTATGAAAAAAGCCATTTCTAATTGGGCAGCAGCTGGTAAAGATCCCCGGGAAGAATTTAAAAAGACGTTACAATTAATTGGTGAAACACCAGATATTGCCAGTGCAACAACCATGGCCATCGATGTTTTTGGCCAAAAGGCAGGGCCTGATTTAGCGGATGCCATCAAAGGTGGACGGTTTTCCTATGAAGAGTTTTTAGCTGTTGTTGAGAACTCTGAGGGAACCTTAGACGGGACCTATGATGAATTGCTGGATGGTGGCGCCAAGTTTGAAATGTCCATGCAGAATATCCAGGAGTCCATGTCAGGCTTAGGAGAGACTGTCATGAACACGCTGGCCCCAATGATGGAGACAGTGGCTGAAAAAATACAAAGTGTAGCGGAGTGGTTTGATAGTCTTGATCAAGGCCAACAGGAATTTATCGTAAAGATCGGGATGGTGGCAGCTGCCATTGGCCCGGTTTTATTAATTTTGGGTGGTCTGGCCGGGGCGGTGTCCAACGTTGCAGGATTATTTGCTACCGGTGGCCTATTAAACGGGGCGCTTGGGTCAGCATCGGCAGCTTTTGGCCTTGGTGCCGAGGGTGCTGTGGGTATGGGTTCTTCCCTCGCAGCGTTAACGGGGCCGGTGGCCATTGTGGTTGCGGTTATTGCCGGGTTGGTGGCGATACTTGTTGGCGCCTATCAAAGTTCGGAGACGTTCAGAAATTCAGTATCCGGGGCGTTTGAGTCCATCAAAAATACAGCGCAAGATGCCTTTGGGAGGATCGGTGAGGCTTTAGGCCCAGCGATGGAGTCCTTCCAGGGATTTGCAACCGGATTAACCCCGATGCTGCAGCAGATTGGGGATTTCCTTGGCACATATATTGTGCCGGTAGTCGAGCAGTTCATTGGTTCATTTATTAATGGCTTTGCCAATATCATCGTGGCGATTGCGCCATTTATTGAAGCTATCGGCAATCTACTAAGTTTTATCGGTAATTTTGTCGGCATGGTCTTTGCCATGTTAAATGGAGATTGGGCTGCAGCTTGGGAATTTGCCAAGGCAATGGGCCAGAATGCGGTTGATTTTCTGGTTAATGTTTTTCAGGGGCTTTATAATTGGGTGAGCCTGATATTCCAGAGTATTCTAGATTTTATAGTTGGCATCTGGACTGGTATAGTCCAGCGAACCACCGAGACATGGAATGGGATAGTAACCTTCCTGCAGACAGCATGGCAGCTGATTTATGACAACACGATTGGGAAGATCACCGAGCTGGCGACAAATATTGCCAATAAGTGGCAGGAGACAAAGGTTGATACCCAGCAGAAATGGGATGCCATTAAAGGGGATCTCAAGCAAAAATGGGACGAAATATATGCCAATGTCAGTGGTAAAGTCAAAGAGACCTTCGATGCAGTTTCACAGAAGTGGACGGATACAAAGACTGATTCGCAAATGCAATGGGCTGAGATCCGAGACGATTTGACCACCAAAGCCGGAGAGATTTACACCAATATCATTGGCAAAGCCCAAGCCTTACTTGATGAACTGCCGGGTAAGTGGCTGAGTATAAAAAATGATGCCGGTACCTGGTGGGATGGAATCAAAACCCGCATATATGATGCGATTAAGGGTTTGCCGGATGATGCTAAAGGCATTGCAACTGGCATGCTCAATAAAATGGTGGAAGGGATTCAGGAAACTGCTAGTAATGTTTATGGTGCAGTTACCGCCCTTGTCAATGATGTAATCACAAAATTTAAAGAAGGCTTTGGAATTCATTCACCATCCCGAGTCATGCTTGATATTGGGAAGTATCTTGTCCAAGGTCTGATCAACGGATTGAATGGCGATAATCTGATGAAGTTCGTCAATAATATGATCGAAGAAATTAAAGCTGCGTTTGCCAATGGCAATTTTAATTTAAAAGCAGCGATCGACTTCATCGGCAGCGGTGCGGCTGAATTTTTTAAGAGCATTGGTATTGGCGGAGCGGACTTTGGAAGTTTAGTTGCCCCAGTAGATGGACCAATTACTTCTTGGTTTGGTTATCGAGATGATGTTGGAGACGTTGGTTCTAGAGACCATGGCGGTATAGATATTGGAGTACCCGAAGGTACACCTGTAGGAGCTGCCGGAGGTGGTACAGTCACACAGGCAGGGTGGTATGGTGGCTATGGAAATGCGGTCATCATCGACCATGGTAATGGGTTGGAAACCCTTTATGGGCATCTTTCCGAAGTTTTAGTAAATGTTGGAGATCTGGTAACCCAACTCCAGCTAATCGGTCTTTCTGGCAATACAGGAAACAGTACCGGTGCACATTTGCATTTCTCAGTTATTAAAGATGGTCAAATGGTAGATCCGGCAAGTGTCTTTGGATATGCTTCAGGGACAAATTATGCAACTGCAGGTTTACATTGGGTTGGTGAAAAAGGGCCAGAGCTGGTTAATTTTAAAGGTGGCGAATCGGTCATAGATGCTGAAACAAGCGAGCTGCTTGCAAAAGGCAATGTCACCATGAAGGTCACCATTAACAGCCCAACGCCACTATCGCCAGCCAAAACAGCTAAGCTATTAAAGCGGTCAGTTCAGGAATTATTAATGAATTAGGAGGCTGGAATGCGGAAAATAAAATACATCAATTCCTTAGGGGAAGAGTTGCTTTTTAGCAATTCAGCCCCTTTTATTTTACAGAAATTTGAAGAAAGCCAGGGCATCAATAATTATAGTTTCAAAGGAGTCGGTCAGGATGGGAATACCTATCTCGGAAGCACCCTTGATGAAAAAGACATCAATCTGAGCATTGCGCTGCTTGGAAAAAAGACATAACAGTATTCAAGCTACAGAGAAAAGCTCTATCGGGTATTTAACCCGAAGCTGGGAGAAGGTTGTCTGGTTTATGATGACGGGATCAAGGAATTAAAAATCAAATGTATCCCTGAAAAAGTACCTTTTATGAAAAATATCACCCAAAGTAAAGGGACCGGGTTGATCAACCTTACGGCCAATGAGCCATTATGGATGGATTTGCTCGAAAAGAGAGATGAGATTGCGTTGTGGGCAGCGGACTTTGAATTTGAATTAGAGATCCCGGAGGATATCGGGATTGATATCGGTCACCGGGAACCATCTCTGATTGTAAATTGTTTAAACGATGGCGATGTTGAAACCGGCATTCGAATTGAGTTTAAAGCTTTGGCCACTCTGGTTAATCCGTCGCTGTTCAATGTCAATACCCGTGAATTTATCAGGATCAAGAAAACCATGGCAGCCGGGGAAGTGATTTCAGTATCCACCTATTTCGGTGATAAACGGATCATCAGTAGATTGAATGGGGTGGAAACTAATGCGTTTTATTCAATTGATGAGGATTCTACATTTTTACAACTGTCCCAGGGTGATAATTTGTTTCGATATGATGCAGAGAGCGGTTTGGATAATCTGGAAGTCACCGTTTATCATTATGACCGTTATCTGGGGGTGTAGGAATGGAGCTGTACATTTATAATAAATCCCTAGCCCTGCAAAATGTCATGGATACCTATGGTTCATTGCGGTGGGTAAGACGGTATTCAGAATGTGGCGAATTTGAATTACATTGTCCCTTTACAGCCGAAAATGTTGTATTGCTGGCCCAGGATAATGTCATCAGAAAGAATGACAGCGATGAGGTTGGTTATATTGAATACCGAAACATCAAAAAGGATGAGGAGGGTAAAGAAAACCTGATTATCAAAGGAAAGCTTGGGGAAGGATACCTGAATCGGCGCATCATCTGGGGAACTGAAATTCTCAATACGACCTATGAGCTGGCAATGCGGACTTTAGTTGAAAAAAACTGTGTCAATCCTACGGATGCAGATCGCATTGTTGAAACGCTGATACTGGGGGATCTAGGCAATTTTGCTGGGAATGTCAATTTTCAGGTTTCCTACCAGAACTTACTCAAAACAATTGAGGCATTATGCCTGGAAGCGGAACTTGGAAATAGGGTTCGGTTTGACAAGTCGTTAAAGAAACTGAAGTTTGAGATCTTTCAAGGGCAGGATCGGACATCAAACCAGGCTGTTAATCCGCAATGTATATTCTCCAAAGAGTTTGATAATGTCCTTGATCAGGAATATACCGACAGCACCATGGATTATAAGAATGTCGCATTAGTCGGAGGAATTGGTGAAGACGCTGATCGGCGTCTTGTGACCGTTGGCAGTGGCACCGGGTTGGATCGCTTCGAAGCTTTTAATGATCAGAAAGGCTTGTCGAATATGGTTAATAATGTGGCAATGACGGAAGCTGAGTATAACGCCTTATTAGCCAGCAAAGGGAATGAAACGCTCACCGACACCAAGAAGGTTCAGACATTTGAGAATGGCATCAATCTAAATTCGAATTTGCGGTACAAAACGGATTTTGATCTTGGGGATATCGTGACGTGTCTATCCAGAAAATGGGGTATTGCCATTGACAGCCGTATCAATGAGATAGAAGAAGTTTATGAGGAATCAGGCATGGAAGTTAATATTGTCTTTGGGAAAGAGATGCCCCGGACAATTGAACAGAAAATAAAACAAATAAGTTATGATACGGGATCGTCAACAACTGGAAGTAGTGGTAGTGGGGTGACAAAAATTGATGGAGGTGAGTTTTAATGGCAGAGATTAGCGGATTTCATAACTCTATAAATGGGGATCGGAAATATAAGGCTGATTTTTTTGCGAGATATTTTGGAAGTTTAATCAGTAATGGGGTATTTCCTAATCCCAGCACAGGGCTGCAGGTAATTGCTAATGATGATATGACGGTGACGTTAAGAGCCGGAAAAGGCTGGATCAATGGTTATTTCTATGAGAATACTGATGATTTGATCTTTAGTATCGAAATTGCCGATGGCGTGCTTAAACGGATTGATCGCATTGTCTTGCAGTTTAACAACTTAGACCGAAACATCAGAGCTAAGGTTAAAAAAGGAACTTTTGCAAGTGTCCCTTCAGCTCCGGATCTCCAGCGAGATACAGATGCTCATGAATTAGGTATTGCAGATCTAACTATAAATAATGGGGCCATTGAGATCAATCAGTCTGCAATTACCGACTTGAGGTTAAATTCTGATCTATGCGGGATTGTGCAGGGGTTAATTGATCAAGTTGATACGACAACAATATTTAATCAATATCTATCATGGTTCAATGAAACGAAAACTGATGCCGAAACTGATATCGCAAACATAAAGACTGAATTTGAAAGTGACTTTAATACTTGGTTTGCTACGCTTCAGGGGGTACTATCAGGAGACGCGGCCGGCAACTTGCTAGTAAAAATAGAAAACCTGATAACCACATCCTCCACCGCGCCGACAAACCCAACAGCAAACACTTACTGGTATAAGGTGCTGTAATGTTAATCCAAATCAAAAGAGGAAATGAAGCGGATCTACCAATTCTAGAATTCGGAGAACCGGCTTTTTGTGAAGACACAAAAGGATTGTTTATTGGAACGGGTACTGAGAATGTTCAGATTAATGACCCAGATGGAGGCGATCAAACCTACACCCACATCCAAGACGTCCCATCAACCGAGTGGGTGGCGGAATTACCGGCGGGGTTTAAGAAATACCCGTCCGTAACGATCACCGACTCAGCCGGGAGCCTTGTCCATGGGGGCGTCCAATATCCGGAGGAAACAAACCAGGTCATATTAACATTCTCTGCTGCCTTTTCCGGGAAAGCTCATTTTAATTAGAAAGGAGGGCACAAATGGCGATACCCTATGTAAATAATATTGATCTTAATAATAATCAGATGCTCAACATGCGGCTGCAGAATCTGGCTGCTGCACCACCCAATCCCCTGGACGGTTTTGTCTATTACAACACGGCGACCTTAACGGCGCAACTCTATACAAGCGGCGGCTGGATTACCTTGGGCCATCTGGGAGAGGTTTTCACGACGGCCTTGCTGGCAAAACTAAATGGCATTGCGACCGGGGCAACGCTGGTGGCCGACTCCACGACCAACGGCAATATCTTAATAAATGGCGTGCAAAACGTCGTTTATACCCACCCGACCGGGACTAATCCCCACGGCACGACAAAGGCTGATGTGGGACTGGGAAGCGTGGAAAACAAGAGTGCAGCAACGATTCTGGCGGAATTGACGTCGACCCAGATTGCTACCAGTCTGGGGTTTGCACCACGGAAGTTTTTAGATGGGCTTGATGCTTCCAAACCGGCAGCAACCGGCAGTAAAATATTTTATGTCGCGACCGATACCGGCAAAATCTATCTGGATAATGCAGCAAGCTCATGGATCCAGGTCGGTGGTCAGGAGACCATGGCATGGATCAGTATAACCGGAAAGCCAACAACCTTTACCCCACCGATTGCGACACCATCGCTACTTGGCGGGATTAAAGTAGGTGCCAACCTGACAATCGATGCCAACGGGGTTTTAAGTGCCAACAGCAACCCGGCCAGCTATATCATCCGGGAGGAAGAATTCACCATCAGTGGTGGGCAGACGACATTTACCTTGGTTGATGGTACCTACAATATCGGGACCAATGCCCTGGAAATATTTGTCAATGGTACCCGGTTTCCCAATCGGGTTGTCACCGAGGCAAGCAGTTCCAGTTTCACGCTGCCGGCTGGTTTGGCTGACGGCACGGTTGTCTTTGCCCGATATCTGCAGACCATTAACATTACACCCTACCCGGTCCATAAGTCAGAGCATTTAACGGGGGGCACGGATCCCATCCCAGTGGCCACCACATCCGCTGATGGTCTGATGTCGGCGGTCGATAAAGTAAAACTGGATGGGAGTTACACCAGTGCTCAGGCCGATGCTGCCATATCTGCGGCGGTAAACGCATTGATTGCCGGTTCGCCAGGAGCCCTTGATACCCTGAACGAGCTGGCAGCGGCCATGGGCGACGATCCCAATTTTGCCACGACGGTTACCAATGCCTTGGCCAATAAAGTTGATAAAATAACCGGCAAGGGTTTAAGCACAGAGGATTTCACCACTGTACTTCTGACAAAACTAAACGGGATCGCGACAGGGGCGCAGGTCAATAATATCTCCGCAGCCAACGCGACGGATTTAACCGATGCCGGGGATACGGCCCTGCATTATCATTCAGCTGATCGGAACCGGGCCAATCATATCGGCACCCAGTTAGCGGCCACCATCAGTGACTTTGCCGCAACGGTAAGAGCAACCGTCTTAACGGGATTGTCAGTGGCCACCAACGCCGCCATCACAGCGACCGATACGGTTTTAGGGGCATTGGGAAAACTGCAGGCGCAAATAACTGGCCATATCGGTTCCACCGGGGCGACTCATGGAGCGGCAACCACATCGGTTAACGGATTTATGTCCAGTACGGATAAAACCAAGCTGGATGGTGTGGCCACGGGTGCCAATAATTATTCGCACCCGGCGAATCATCCGCCGGCAATCATTACTCAGGATGCCAGCAATCGGTTTGTAACGGATACCGAAAAGACCGCATGGAATGGAAAAACCGGGAAATATTCGGCAGCAATTGGCGACGGGACAGCGACAAGCATTGTGGTAACCCATGGGTTAAATACCCAGAATGTGACGGTTACTTTGAGAGAAACCGCCAGTCCATACAATGTCGTTATGACCGATGCCCAGATAACCAGTGTCAATACGATCACGCTGATCTTTGCAACGGCTCCAACGGCCGGGAAATATACGGTGACGGTGGTGGGATGATATGAAGTTTTTGAACACATGGCAAAATAAAGATGGCGCGAATGTTGATTTAGACGGGCATACCCACACCGCCAGCGAGGTGACAGACTTTGTTGCCACTGTTAGAGCGACGGTCCTAACCGGGTTATCGACGGCGACCAATGCGGTGATTGCAGCCACTGACACGGTACTGGGGGCGCTTGGTAAGTTGCAGGCCCAGATCAGCGGACATGTATCCGGCCATACTAATATCGCTCTGAAATCAAATACCGATAATCGGGCGGTGGCAACAACCCCTAATGATTATAATGCGGTGTTAAAGGTTGCCGGTCTAAAAACCAACACGGCTATCGGGAGCCCGGATGCCAGCACCTACAGTGGTGTTATGGGGATCCGCGGCTGGACGGATTCAAGCGGGGGGAATTCCCATGAAATTGCATTTACGGGCAATGGCTATCTGAGGCATCGCACCGGAGCAACAACAGCATGGGGAGCATGGAGTAAAATCTACACTAGCGCAGATCCCCCGGGTTACAACGAAATTGACAGTGCCCCCACCAAACTCAGCGAATTCGAAAACGACATCGCCGCCGGCCGGGGAACGGTATTTACGCTTTCGGCAACCGCGCCAGCGGATCCCGTGGCCGGTGATTTCTGGAATAAAATTTTATAGGAGGTAAAAATGGCAACAATAAAAACACAGAACAATAGAAGAAATGCTGCCAATACGGGGTGGGATGTGATCCACCAGGAGACATCGGCGGATATTGTGCTGATGGATGACGGAACAAATGTAACGACGCATGTAATTGACACGATAAAACATGTGCTTTACGGTACGACAACCGGAGCAGCAAATAGTTATGTCCTAACATTAAGCCCGGTTCCAACATCGTTGGTTGACGGGTTCGCAATCTGTGCGAAGATCAATGTTTTAAACACTGGTGCAAGCACGATCAATGTCAATGGACTCGGGGCAAAAAGTATTTTAGATTCCAAAGGCAACGCAATGACAGCGGGTAAGTTAAAAGCAAACACCCCATATACAATGAGGTACAATGGCACAAATTTTATATTACAGGGTGAAGGGGCCAGCGGTGACGCAATAGCATCCGACCTTCGTCTTGGTAAAACAGCTAGCACGGATGCTGGAGACATCGTCGGGACAAACACAGATAAAAAATGGGCATACGGATCTTATAGCCTTGTAATTAGCGGTTCGACGCTCGGAGCAATAACGTATAGTGTTCCATTGAACTTAGATTTTACTCCTAGTTTGATAATTATAAGAATACCTGGGTTGAGAACTGGGAAAGCAACGGTAGGTATTTTTATTAAAGATGGGGTTGCTTACAGCTATGACGCAGATGAAGGAAGCTATTATGTTTATGCTCATATCATCAACAGTTTTTCAGATTCTTCAGTAAATATAACGTCTCGTGTTTATGGCAGTGGTAATGGTATTTATCTTACGCCTGGTACATACAGTATTGAATTTTATGCTTATATCTAAAATAAAAAGGAGAAATAAATGAACACATTAATAATTTACGATAATACTGGTTATGTCATTTCGCAAATGGCGGGGTCAGTTAGAGAACCTCAAGGCATTCCATTTTTATGGGTGGAAATCCCTGAAGCAAAGCAATTAAAACGCACAGATGGAATCGGGGTTGATGTTTCGGTGACACCACACCAGGCGATCTTAGAAGATATTCCACCTACAAAAATCGAAATATTGGAAACTGAATTAATCAACAACAAACTAGCCATGGCAGAACTGGTCGAACAGCAGCAAGCTGATAATCTAAACAACCAGCTGGCACTGGCCGAAGTGATTGAATCAATTATGGGAGGAGGTACAGTAGCATGATTGTAAAAATGTATGCAGATCTGGTAGAACAGCAGTTGCGGGCATTAACCCAGGAAGATGCAACAGCATGGGGCGTTGTGATGGTTCCAACGATTTACCGGGCAAGAGTTGAAGCAGAATTGGTAAGCAGACAGGCAGCGTAAGGCTGTTTTTTTATTGCTCAGGGGCGGGCAACCGTCCCTTACTTAATTTGAAAGGGGACGGTAAATGGACAACAACTGCAAGGACTGCTTATTAGTAAAAGCCTTAGACGAACGGGTTGAAAAAATGGAGGACAAATGCATTGACCACTCCAAACGGATTGGGGTGCTTGAATCGGCCGTGGCGGTAAGTGATGAAAGATTCAAGCAAGTGTTCCAAAAATTGGATGAGATAATTCAGATTTTGAGAACAAAAGACGCCGAGGTAAAAATTGAACAAAATAGATTGCCGAACTATGTTTGGTCTGTAGCTACGATTATTACAGCCGGCATAGTTATGGCGGTCGTAAATTTATTTATGAAAATGTAAGGAGAAATAAAAATGAGTGAAAAAACAAAACTTTGGATTAAAGCCGCTGGTGTTCGCGCGGTAAAAACGGTATCGCAGACAGCCATTGCCACAATCGGGACATCGGCCGCCATTGGTCAGGTCGATTGGTTGTTTGTTGCATCAGCAGCAGGGTTGGCTGGGCTGTTATCGTTGCTAACCAGTATCGCAGGACTACCCGAAGTCAAAGACGGGGAGTAATCATGTTTCAGGCAGAAGGGATTGACGTATCCCAGCACCAGGGCGACATCCAATGGAAAACGGTCAAAGATCAATCCGGGAAAGCATTCGCCTATATCCGGGTGGGTTGGGGCGAAAGTAAGAATGCGTCCGGTGGAGAACTGGACGCCAAAGCCATCGGGAATATCAACAAGGCCATTGAGGTTGGGATGCCGGCCTCTTTATATTTATATTCCTATGCCACCAACGCCGATGAAGCCAGAATGGAAGCCAACTTTGTCAAAAGCGTGCTGGCCCTTTATCCCCGGAATGCTTTCATTTATCCGATCATCATTGATGTCGAAGATAAACAGTACCAGGAAGCAGTGGACATTAATCCGATTATCGATGCCTTTTGCACCGAGGTCCACAACGTCGGCTATAAAGCCGGGTATTATACATACCTTTCCTGGTATAAAACAAAGGTCAATGATACCATCAAAGGGAAATGGGACTGTTTTCTGGCCCAATGGGATGATTCCCCCGAGTTTATCCCATCGATCTGGCAATATACCGATAGCGGGCAAGTCTCCGGGATCAGCGGCAATGTCGATTTGGATCGATCCTATAAGGATTATCTCAATATCGACAACCCATTTGGCTCGATTGCGCCGCTTCATCTTGTTGTCACAGCTCCGGCCAACAATTCAGTAGAAGTAGTGCCAGCACCATCATCCAATGTGATGGTGTTTACGGTCAGAGAAGAACAACGGGCGCTGACATTATGTAATTACGGGATACTGGAAGCCGATGGAGTCGATGGGCCAGAAACCCAGCGGATCCGAAACGTTGCCAGATCTGGTTATCATCTGCCACAAACTGGGATGGCCGGACTTGACCTGGAATCATGTTTGCGGGGCCAGATCATTGTCTATCAATCGCGACTGAATGAACTGGGGTATCCCTGCACCATTGATGGCCGGTTGGGAGAAGCCGGGACCGAAACCACCGGACAGATGCAGCGTTTCCAGAGCGATCGGGGGCTAGTGGCTGATGCAATTGTCGGATCAGCCACTTTTTCAGCCCTGTTTTCAAATACCCCGGCCGTTGTTCCGACCGCTCCTGCTGTAATTGTTGCGGAAGGGATGGCATCAGCCAATTTCAGTTGGCATGAATACGCCTGTGGATGTATCAAGGGTGATCCAACAAGCGGGTGCAACGGATACCCGCAAACCAGTTATGGGCAGATACTGTCCCCCTTTATGGTCCAGCGGATGCAAATGTTGCGGGATATCGTCGGGGCGATTGTTATCACCTGCGGGATCCGCTGCCCAGAGAATAACGAATACTGGGACGGGGTCCCGGATTCACTCCACAAGACAGCAGAGGCTGTTGATTGCTACTGCCCTGGACTGGATGTTTGGGAATTGGCAAGAATCGGCTGGGAGCAATGTGGCATGAGCGCAAGGGTTTATCCATCCCAGGGGTTTGTTCATTTTGAACAGACGCAGATTGGGATTGTTAATCAGGAATGATGATTTTTATTTTTGGGCCGCCTTCGGGTGGTCTTTTTTTTATTTTTTGTGATATAATCATTAAAAAAAGAAAGGAATAAAGGTAGATAATTTTGGATCAGGAGAAGGGTTTGACATTTAAAAATAAAGTATACATGGGAATATTTATAGGAACCTTTTTCGCATTTATATGCCCGTATCTGATTCATGACAAATTTGGAATATGGGCCAAATCAGATACTCTTTCCTATTACGGCACTATTTTGGGCGCAACAGCTACTATTATTGCAGTAACATTGACGATTTATGCAACAAGCAAATCAGCTGAGCAGGATAGGAATAATGCAATAAATATCGCGCATAGGAATAATGGATTACAAATATGTTTCGATTTGCTTGACGCTTTAAATTTCAGACATTTTGCGGAAATTATCAATAAGGAAGCAGAAAATAAATATCAACCTGAGTTCATATCTGAAAAAGCTAAAAACTTAAGAGACTCTATCACAGATGCTTTTTTTAAATTTGAAACTTTTTATTCAAATATTCACAAAGACGATAAATCAATGATGGAGTCTTTTTTAAAATGGTATAAAGACAAGATTATTGTATTTGAAAACTATCCAGAGAATAGAATATTGGTAATAGATGATATTTATATGGATGGAAAAACTCTAGCAAGCGGTTATTTAGACCGATTTCATATCGACGTAAGCGATGAACACAAGGATAGGTTTGAGCCAATAGAAGCCATAATTAAAAAAACAATGCTAACATACGATTTTTGCAACAGTATGAAGAATTAATGATTTAGGAAAATACTACTGTGTTCAAAACAATCAAAATCAATAGTTTGCAATGTGTGGATTTTACAAGAAGGTGCCAAGATCTAGCATCTTCTTTTTTTATTGACTTCAACCCCGAACGGGTGTACCATAAAACAAACGTTCTGTTTTGAGGTGATTAAATGAAATTAGTAAAGAAATTTGTCGAAGTGGTTGCGAAATTTGATGAAGATGGTATAACACCGCTATCGATCCAGTGGCCTGATGGTCGGGTCTTTGATGTGGAACGGGTCATCGACGTCCGGCCAGCGGCATCAATTGCGGTCGGCGGGTTGGGGATCCGGTACAAATGCAAAATAGGCGGAAAGGAAAGGTTGCTGTTTTATGAAGAGCCGCGATGGTTTGTTGAAGCGAAAATAAAATAAAGTGGCGATAAAATGGCGGTATAGCTTCAAGATCAAGTTATGTCATCATTCTTACCTGACTCTTAATCAGGGTGTCCAGAGTTCGAGTCTCTGAGGGAGCACCATAAAGGAATTACTCAACTGC